CTCTTTTTCACGGACGTCTTTCTTATGAGATCCAACCCCAGACTGAGCTGAAGCTGCACCAAAGAGCCGTATATTTTCAAAGCTCACATAAAGAGTGTATCCAGCGGTTGTCGAACCAGCTGGAGAAACCATTGGTGAGTAAGGGTAAATGTTGAGATATCCAAGAGGGTAATTGTTGACTGAACTTAGAATACTCGACAGTGGATAGAAGTTCCTACACGAAACAAAAGGAACCAAAAGCTCAGCAGTGGTGTCAGCATTCAAATCTATCTCAACGTGGGGAACCGTGGTACGTTGCACTAAACTAGCCATATGAGACTGTACGAAAGCAAGTTCCTTAAGACTGGATGTGCTACGGTAAGGTGAGGCTAAAGGAACCCAACCCATAATATATCTACCCTGTTGAAACCTATTGGCATTGACCACAATCCTGAACCTCATGTCCATGCGTATGCCGAAAATACCAGCAAGTTTCTCCCTCCACATAACAGCTTGAGTAGCCTGTAATGCGGTGTAGGGCATTGAATAAGAATTGAACACCGAATAAGTGTCCGTCACATTAAAGAGACCTTGTTGAAACACAATGGGTCTCCCAAGGAAGCTTTTAATCGATTGTTCATCGAAATTGGTATCATTGAGATTCATTATTGTATCATCAATGTGAGCGACGTGTGACTCATCACGCTTGACAACCGTTCCATCATCAATAAAGACAGTGGCGTCAGCGTTGTCAGTGTTTCCTTTAATATCAGAGACAGAGGAGTCCTCTGTAACTGGAGAGTTAGTTTGTTTCCCATTGGCAGAACCGAAGGGAGACGTGTTATTTATCATAATTTCAGCAGAATCGTTATTATTATTCATTGTGTTGTAATTGTTTGTTAAAAGACCTATAACGGCGGTTAACCGAGAAGTTATACTCACTCCGGAGTTTGATCTAATTGTACTTATAGGTAGATAACCAGCTTTGTTCATTTGATCAGTATTTTTATATTTTAAAATTTTTAGTTATAACCATGAATCATCACTTAATCGAAAGACAACGCCCCTTGCGAGGGCTCGCCCATTCCTCAAGGAGGTGCAGGACTAAGTCGTTTATATCGAATAGAGGCTAGTAAACATGGAGTTCTTTTATGAATTTTGAAGGTATAGTTGAAATTTTAACGTCTTTCACGACGAGACGCCTTAATACAGAAATTCGAGTTCACATACTGTAGAAAACACATACTCATAGTTGATTGTGATTTCCTTGGAAGGTTTGAAATTAGGATAACAGCTTTTACGCAAGTCATCCAACTTCCTAGCATAAGTGTCGAAAACTTTCTTGCCATGTAATGACAGTTCCATAATCGTTGACGTGACTTGATCTACATTAATCTGATGTCCCAAAATACCCTTCTTAGTCCAATTCAATGGATCAAAGAGGGCTTGTATCCTCATAGGTGCGACCCATTTACCATGGATATTGTCGTACCTAAACGATCTCTTAAGAAACTCGCAGGAATCCAGAGACCTGAAAGGGACTATAGCGTTTTTTTTAAATTCAGTGGTATATACCATGCCTACCATGGCCATGGTTTCAGGCAAACTCAGTTCATTAAAAACCGGCCTGTATCTTTTGGAAACACTAAATATATTATCATCTCCTAAACAGATGAGAACAACATTACTATTGAAATCATCTATTTCCAGACCGCTGAAAATCCAAGCTAGCCTGAATGAGATGTTGTTGTACATGGTGTTGATGATGGCGGTCAGAGGGTTGCCAGAAGGCATGCCTGTGACCCACTCATAGACTTCATCATCGAAAACGTGTCTAGAATTGACTATTTCAGCCCATAATTGACTACGAATCCTGTTGTCTTGATTATCCTCACCATACCACCTATTTATTATCTC